TGCTGTTCCGACGTGAAGCGGCCCTCCGTCTCGGTGAACCTCGGCGACTGTCCCCGCTCGACAACAGTTGATGCGGCATCCCTTTGCCCCGGCGTCACCAGTTCCTCACCCTCCGCCGGGACGGGGATCCCGTAGGTGTCGTAGAAGTAGGCCGTCCCGACCGGAAGGCCGATGTCCACGACCAGGGTCTTGTCGATCGTCACCTGGGCCGTCAGATCCGGTTTCGGGGCGGCATAGGTCTTGATCTTCGGGTAGGCGGACACCCCGGGGAAGTTGAGGTCCACGATCCACGGGATCAGCGTATCGTTCAGGCAGGCGTCCAGGAGGTCCGCGTCCGCCTCGATGATCTCCTGGCGGACTTCATTGTGGGTCTGGGATGCCGCATAGGACCCATCGCCCCTGATCTCCGTCGTCAGGGTCTGGCCGAGGACCGCCTTGGAAATCTGCCGGTCCATGAATTCGCAGAGCTGCTCGTGCGTCACGTTCCCCGTGCGGGAGGCCTCCAGAAACGCGACGTCCATCGAATCGGGAAAGGTGATGCCCGTGTCGGACTGGATCGCCTCGACCGCGGCCTGCAGGGTCTTCTTTTGATCCGGCGTGGCGCCTGCCGGGTATTTCCCGGCCACGGTCGGCATGCCGAACTTTTCCAGGAAGACCAGCCAAAACTTGATGCCGTTCTTCTTGAACCAGACCGGCCACCAGAGCCTCTGGCCCAGGCCCCGGCCATAGGGGTTGTCGGAATCGCCGAAGGTGAAAACGATGAACTTACGGCCCGGGACCTCCTCGCCGTCGATCATGTCCGTGGGCGTCAGAAGGCGAAGCTCCCGCTCTGGCGTGAAAATGAACCGCCTGGGGTGCTTGCCGACGATCTTCCGGATCCTCAGATCGCCTTTATTGGCCTGCCACAGCACCTCGGCGGCCCAGTAGCCGTAAAGAACAGCCTTGAGGAGCTCAAGGCGTGCCTGGTCGAAATTGCAGTTTTCCAGGGTCTGGGAAACGAAATCGGCGACAACTTGCTCCTGGCTGGTCGATGCCGGCCGGCCCAGCTTCCGGCCGGACCGGGCGGGGATGATCTCCCATTCCTTCCCCACCACGGCCAGGGTCCGCTGCTGGAGGACGCTCCCGGCATGGGCGTCCCGGTCCACCTCGTCGTAGAGCTTGAGCCCCTTTCCCGCCGCCTCGGTCCGCAGGACAGGGTCCGGATTCTCCAGGCGCTTCAGCCACCCGGCAAAGATGTCGATGTCCTTGGCGATCGTGGCGACTTCGTCGGTCACTGCGGGCGATTGCTTCGGGGTCTCTTCCGCCATCTCAACACACCTCGTGATCCTTGTTTCGGGCTGACAGGTCACGACCGGCATCCGGACGGTATTGCAGATTTGCCGTTTTTTGGCCCCTTGACATAGTTATAAACGTTGTCAAGGGACTTCGCGGCTCACAGTGGCCGGTAGGGGCGAAAATCGATCCTGGGGCAAATTTGCCGGCTTTGATAAAAATCCTGTCCATGCTCAGGCCCTCAGATAATATTCCATGCTCTGTCCGGAGGTCACCCGCCTGACCCCGGTGGACTGGAATTCGATGACGCCGCCCCACTCCTGATGGACGGCAAACCACGCCATGGCCCCGGCGATACCCGAATCGCCGTGGCGCTGCTTCTTGTCCTGGCCCTTGGTCTTGGTCTCCGGGAGCTTGGCCACGCCCTTAACCACTTTGAAGGCGCGATGGTCCTCGATGACATCGGCATCCATGGCAAGCATGACGGTCCGATCCTCGAAGGCCGCCTTGTACTTCGGCATCGCGTCGCGGTACCATTGGTCGCTCAGCATGACCTGGGCCACGCGGCCGGCTCCATAGCGCTGCATGGCACGCTCGGCAAGATACTGGCCGTTTCCACGGGCGTCCAGGGCGGCGAAACGGAATCTCGGCAACCGGTCGCAGATGTAGTTGAAGATCTGCTCCTGCTGTTGGAAAGGGATGTTCCGCAGCTCGACGTGGAATGGCGCAGCCCATTTGGCGCTCTGTTCCTCCACCAAGGGAATGAAGACTGAAAGGTCGCCGGTCCGGCCGAAGTCCTCGCCCACGACTGCATTTCGCTCAGGGTCGATCGCCTCAATGAGCGGAAGAAGCGTCTCCTCGCACCAATCCTTCACCTCGGCAAAGCGCAGATGGTCCGTAAGCTCAGTAAAGGATTTCGGCTGATCGTAGCGGATGACCGGAATCTTGTCCGAGAGGCAGGTCTCGATGAGCGCCCTGGTCAGGTAGGTGCCGCTCCCCTGGCTTGGGATGCAGTAGAGCTCCTCGTCGACGTCGTCGCCGTAGAAATCAATGACGCTTTGACGCCAGTCCTTCTCTGCCTCCGGAGACCACTCGCGTTTCAAGACCTCGCAGATCCGCCGGTAGAGACCGTCGGCAAGCGCTTCGTCGAAATCGACCCGGTGGAGGCTGTATGGTTTCTTTCCGGCCCGGATGTCCTGGACGAGGCTGTTGAAGTCGTTGGCATCGCCGTTGTGTGTGGAGATGATCCGGACCTGCCCGCCCCAGATCAGAAGCGCCAGTGCCGCCTTGAGGAGTTCGCCCAACTGTTCGTGGAACGCCGCCTCGTCCAGAATAACCCGGCCCTGCTTGCCACGCAGGTTCGATGGCCTGCTCGATAGGGCCGTGATCCGCCAGCCCGACCGGAAGGAGATCCGGAAGGCCCGAATCTTTTTCTCCTGGACCACCCCCTCGAATTCCCCCTCGTCGATCTCGTCGTACTCCTCCAACTCGGAGGCGGCCAGGTTGTAAGCTTTGGCCCAGTTGGCGCAGTCGTTGATGAACTCCTGAGCCATGTCCTTGTTGTAGCCGATGTACCAGACGTTCCGCTTCTCCCCGGCCCCCTTTTCGGAGGCGTAGAGAGCGTCGTCCGCCGCTTCGGCCCACGAGATGCCGATCCGGCGGGATTTCTCCATGACCTTGACGGGCGCCTGATCGGCCACCCACCTGGCCTGGTAGGGCAGGAGAATGCCGGTTGCGCCGCGCGCTTTATCGAAATCCCTATCCACTGACATCATCCGACCCCCAGGATCTTCTTGCGGATCTCCGCCGCCTTCTGGTCGGTCAGCCCTTCCTGCTTCGAAGGCTTCGCCTCTTCAGGCTGGGGATCGACCTTGCCCTTCCGTCCTTCCACCTCCCGGAACCGGACGACCAAGGCCCCTAACTTGGTGAGATTGTCCAGGGAGGCCCCCCCGATCTGGCCAGGCTGCCGCTCTTCCGCGAAAGTGAGCTCGCGGTCGAGGAGCGCCTCCAATCGAACACCAAAAGCGGCTTTCCTGGCCCTTGCCTTGTCCCACTCGTCGAGATCCTCGTTGGGCTTCTTGGTCTGCCCCTTCCAAGCGGAGAGCGTCTGGCGGGAGACCCCCAACTCGGCTTCGATCGCGGTCAGGCTCCTGCCGTCCACGAACATCTGCCGGGCCACGGCCTCCAATTGTGTGCGTGCCCCCTTTTCAGCCATCACCCGAGCTCCTCGTCCAGCCTCCGGATCTTCTCATTGGTGACCCGCAGCTCGCTCCACTTCGCCTTCAGCTCATCCATCTGTGCGTCCACCTCAGGGATGGGAAGGTCCTCGGGATCTTTGAGGCTGCAATCGAGATTGATGGCGATCAGCCGGCAGAGAGCCACGATCTCCTGACGGACGCGCTTGGCCGTATATTCGAGGTTGACCCTATTCGTGCGTCGCAGTTCGTTTTGCAGGCTCATTTTCCGTCCTTCGCATAGCGGCGATGCTGGCATTGATGAACTGATGGCAGGGAGTCCTGGTCTTCAAAAAAGTCGTTAACTCCGTGATAGCGCCAGTGGAAAGCCGGATGGTTTCCACATGCTCATTGGACATTTTCTCGTAGTCCTTGACCAACTTGACGTTGTTCTCGTACATGTCCTTCATGGCCTTGAACTGTTGGGCCTGCCGGTATCCCAGGGTCAGGTTCACCACATAGGGACCGACGATCACGGCCATGATGACCGTCCCGATCGGCAGGGTGCCGACCTTGTCGAGAAGGCTTGAAATGGCAGTGACGACTTGAATCGTTTCCGGGGTCATCGCCTACGCTCCTTTTTCCGCTGACAATCCACGCACCGGACCGCATCCGGCACGACCCTGAGCCTGGCCTTTTCGATCGTCATCCCGCAGTCGATGCACTCCGAAACGGGCACGTGGCTCCCAATGGCTTTGGCAAAGTGATCCCGCAGAGCCTGCTGCTGGAAGAACTCCGCATGGATATTCGCCAGGTCGATCTCGTCCATCTACTGCTGCACGGTCCCTCCGGTGACGTTCGAATCTTTGGCCACCAGACCGATCAGAAACAGCCCGATCGTGCTGACCGCTGTCCCGACTTCCGCCGGCACTCCGAACAGCGGCAAAAGCTGCCCTACCGCGCTCAAGACCCCAGCGGCTGTCGTCTTCCAGTTTTTCATGGCGCACTTCCCTGCTGTTGCCCCGCTATGGGGCCGTTAGAACATCCGGTTCGCTTCCCCGGGCCGCACATCCGGCGGCAAACAGGGAAACCATGCCCTCCCAGATCTCCACCCGGAAAGGAGGCATCCCGTCCTCAATACAAACGGCACGCAAGAGCTGATCCGCCTTCACCCGATGGCATTCGTCCAGGAGCCCCAACCGCATAAGCTGGTAAAGGGCGTCATGTATAAGGGAACCGCGCATCGATGATGACGTGTCAAACGTCGGCCCCGAAGGACCGTCCCAGGCATACCCACGGAAGATGGTCAGCCATCCGTTGGGCTGAAGGACGATCCAGTCGGTCGCAACGGGACGCAGGGGCAGAATGCCGACGAAAACCGTATAGTTTTCAACCAGCTGATATTTGTATCCCTTGCGGTATTTGATATGGTCGCCCTTCATCCGAGGTCACCTTTACAGCGCAACGGACAGCCCCTCGACAAATCCAGCCAAGGCGGAAACGACCTGATCGTTGACAGTGCCGGTCCGGATCTCAACCGTGATTGCCGAGGTGACGGCGACAATCAGGGCCCTCACCTCGGCATCGTCCCCCGTCAAGGCATAGAGCGCAGCCACCGCGGCGGCGACCTGGTCGCCGGTGATCTTGCCTTCACTCGCGATGCTCAAGAGGCCCTTGGCATACGTCGTTACGGTGCTCACGGAGTCCGGATATTTGGCCGCCACGTAGGCGCCCGCCGCCTTGCCGGCGATCGCAGCGGTATCGGAACTTGTCGAGACGGAGATCCCGGAACATCCCGTCACGGCCATTAAAACCGCGATCAGCAGGGCCATAGCCGGCAACGATCGTTTCATCCTTTCAGTCCCCCCTTTCTTGCTCATGCAAAGAAAATGTGGCGTCTCCCTCGTTTGACGACTTTCATGTGGTCGTCCCATGTAACGGAATCGGCTCCTTTAACCGTTGCATACTGGCAACAATGAACCGCCGCGATCTCCGGCGTCCGTGCGATGCTCCCGTCAATCAGCCCCAGGGCGATATTGAAACACTCCGCGAGGGCGGCGTCCGTCGCGATCGCCTTGTCCCAATTTTCCGCAATATGTAAAAGCTTCCCGTAATTCCGGTCGTCCTCATTGAAGCAGGAAAATTGCTTCCGCTTGAAGCAGACCTCATGGATTGTCTTCCCGTCCCAGTCCCTGTGGTCCACTCTTTCAAGGATCACCGATCCGACATCGATCTTGTCTTCCCGCGGTTCCCCGCGAGACTCCCCATAGATGGTCAGAGCAAGCACTTGGGATGGTATGAGTTTCAGGAACGCTTCTTTCATTTCACATGACCCTTTCAAAAATTCAGAAAGCGGGTGGCCGGGACCACGGCAGGAGGTCCATTGTCCCGGCCGGTGACAGAGGTGGTTGCTATTGGAGGTGGTTATAGGAAATCGGGGAAAGAGAGACTACCAAAGCAATTGAGAAACCGACTTGAAGGGAGTTACGCGCCTGTTTCGGCAAATAGGTTCGCCTGCTCGTGTGCGGGCTTTCGTTGGACGATCTCTCGAATCCAGGTTTCCGAGAGACCGTATTTCCTGGCCAGCTCCCGATGGTTGGAGCCGGTAAATTCCTTGCGGATCATTTCATCGCGGCGATCACGGACCAGACTGTCAAACTTGGGGACGTAGATCCGCATGCCGCCCGATCGCCGGGCCAGCCTGAGCGCCCCCTCCATGCCGAACACCTCGGCGACGTCCTGATAGGTTTCCGGCAGATTCTC